TCGCCGCGACGACGGCGCTCCTACCGGAAGTCCTGGCAATCAATGGACTCGACAATACGGCGGCGCCGGCGGCCGCGGTCGCGACGGCGGATCCGGCGCCGCTCGCGAACGGACACGCCGGCGGGCTCGAGGCGGACGCGGGCCCAAAACTCTGAGCCCCTGGACCGTCGCGCGTTTCGAGCTCGCCGCAACGCTAGGGATGACCGTCGACCGGCTGGCAAAGGAAATGACCGTGGCGGAGTTTATGGCCTGGCAATCGTTTTTACGTTGGCGGCGCGCCCCGCCGTCCGCCGTCGCCGGCGCCGTCCTGGGCGGCGCGCCAACGCCGCCGGCGCCGGCGACGGGCCCGAACCTATTGCGGATGGAACCGGCCGCGGCGGCGCGCGAGATCCTAGGGGCGTCACATGGCCGATAGCGCCAAGGTAGCGACGTTCGCAATCAAGGGCGCGCGCGAGCTCATAGAGGAATTAAAGCTATTCGGGCCGGACGTCGCCGCGGCCGCCATCAAGGACGGCGTAGGGAAGGCGGCGCGCGAGCTCGCCACCGCGACCAGGCGCGCCGCCTATGCCGGCGCGCCCAAAACGCCGAAGGGATTTAAGGGAACGCTCCGCAAGGCGATTCGCGCCGTTGTCGGAAAGCGCGGCGACGGATTCGGCAAGGCATGGGTAGGGCTCAAAAGGATCCGCGGCGAGTCGCGCGTCCGGTTCTACTACAAGACTCTCGAGTTCGGCCGCAAACCGTCTAAGCGAACGGACCGCAAGCGCGGCAAGCATCAAGTGATTGACCGTTTCCGCCGGCCAATAAACCGATGGGCTTTTCACAAGTCCAAAGTTGCCGGCTCGCAACATCCCTTGCGCCCCTTCTTTGCGGCCGCCTGGCGGGCGAACCGCGAACGCATAGCGCAAACCATCGTGGACGCGACGCGCGCCGCGGTATTCGTCCGCGCTGGAAAGACTTACGCGCGAACCAGGGCGGCGCGTTAGATGGCCGATTTTGCATCCCTTGTCGTTCAGCTCGAGTTACAGCAAGCCGAATTCCTAAAGGGAATGGAGCAAGCCGCGAACGCGATAACGCGGACCAGTAACGAAGCGAAGAAATCACAAGACGCGCTAACCGGCCTATCGTCCGGATTTGAAAAAATTGTCGGCAAGGTCAAGGCGGCCGGCGAGGCGTTCGGCGCCTGGAAAACTATAGAAGCCATCGCGACCGCGGGCGAAAAGATTGCCAGGCTCGAGGCGCAATTCGCGTCAATGACCGGATCCGGCGCACGCGCCGCGGACATCATGGCGCGGATCGAGGACATTGCCAGCGACACACACGCGCCGGCCGACCAGGTCGCGGACTCTATGCGGCGCGTCGCGCTGGCATTGACGGACCTGGGCGCGACTAACGCGCAGATGGGCGCGCTCGTTTCCAACGTTCAAAAGCTAGGACAACTAGGCGGATCCGGACCGGAACAAATCGCGGCGACAACGGCGCGCATTGCCCAGGCGTTGCAGCTCGGCACGTTTAACGCGCGCTCATTCAAAGAAATGTTGGCGGACACGCCGGAAGTTGTCCGCGAGGTCGCGAAGCAATTGGGCCTGTCGACCGTCCAGCTAAACAATCTGGCAAAGGAGGGAAAGCTAACCGGCGAGGCGTTCGCCAATGGACTCCTAAAGGCGACGAAGGAAACGGACGAACGGTTCCGCCTATTGCCGGTAACGTTCACCGCCGGCACCGTCGCCATGAGCAACGGGCTAGACAATTTCCTAGCGAGTTTTGACAAGGCGAGCGGCGCCGGCCGGATCCTGGGCGAAACGTTCCGCTCTATCGGCGCAACGCTTACGGCATGGGGAAAGCAACTCGAGGATCCGGCGCAACGCCTGGGCACGCTTCAAACGCTGGCGCGTGGGCTTAAGGTATTGCTCGAGGCGGTCGCCGTCATTTCCGCCAACGTGGTTTTTGTGTTCTCCGCTATCAGCGACGAAATCGTTGCGCTCGGTCAAACCGCGGCCGCCGTGCTCTCCGGCGAATGGGCGCTAATCCAAAAGATTCACGATGACCTAAGAGCAAAGAACGCCGTCGACCGCGCGGCGCTGGACGCTTTCGAGGCGCGGATCCTGGGCATAGGCAACGCCGCCGACAAGGCTAAGAAAAAGATAGAGGACCTGGGCGACCCGCTGAAAGGCGGCAAGGGCGCCGGCGCCGGATCCGACAAGGCCGGCGACGCATTGAAGGCGCGCGCCGATGCAATCGCCGCGTCCGTCAATCCAACGTTTGCCTATAACCAGGCGATGAAGGAGCTAAACGAGCTCATGGATAAGGGACTCATATCGTCCCTTAACGCCGCGCTCGCCATGGTCAAATACAAGGACACGCTAAACGCGACGGGCGACGCGATACGCGCGAGCGTCGATCCTACGTTCGTCTATGAACAACAAATGAAAAAGCTAAACGCCGCATACGCGAGCGGCGCAATCGAGGTCGAAACATGGGTGAAGGCTCAGGAAAAAGCCAAAAAGGAATTGGACGACTCGGGCAAGGCCGGCAAATTCGATTGGGCTAAGGGAATCGAAACGACCGTGAAAACGTCCGCGGATGCGATGGGCGATTTTTTCGGCGCTATCGTCACCGGATCCATGAGCGCGCAACAAGCCTTTCAACGGATGGCTGAGTCGATCCTGTCCGCCATCGCAAAATTGCTCGCGGAGGCGGCCGCCGCCTATATCGTCAAAGTCCTTTTCTCGAGTCCTGGCGCGACGGCGAGCGCGGGCGCCAACGCCGCCGCGGCGCCGGCGTCCTGGGCAATGGGCGCCGCGTCCTGGGCGCCGTCCGCGTCCATGCTGGCGACGGGCCCCGTCGCGCTCGAGGGCGGCGTAGGCGAGGCAACCGCCGGCGTCATCAAGCCGACTCCGTTCAAGGTTGAGATTCACAACTACGCCGGCGCCGCGGTTTCGACCGAACAGGATTCGGACGGCGCGCTTAAGGTCATCATTGAACGAGTCCGGCGCGTGATGACGTCTGACGTATCGCGCGGCGGCAACCCGTTCGCCGGCGCGCTCGAGCGGACCTATGCGCTAGGGCGCGGCAACTAGCCATGCCCATTACACCGGAGCTCAAAAGGATTTACGCGAGCGCACCGTTTGACGCGCGCTATGTCGAAACGCTCGAGCTCTCGCACCCCCGCTTTCCGCGGACGTACTACCTGGCAAATGACGTCATCGCCTGGACGTTCCTATTGGAGTCGGGCGCGCCGCAAGCCTTCGAGCGCGTCCCGTTCCATATCATCCAACCCGCCCAGGACGGACGCGGGCAACAGGACATGGAATTGCAAATTGACAACATAGGGCGCGAGGCAATGGAGGCTATCGAGCTCGCCGCGGCGAATCCTGAAATCCCGATAACCGCGATTTTTCGAGTCTACCTAGACCGGCCGGACACCATGCCACAAAACGACCCGCCGCTAATCCTGTCGCTTCAAGCGATTGTCGTTACGGCGGACGCTATCAGCGGAACCGCGACGCGGGCGGACGTCCTCAATCGGCCGTTTCCGTCACAGGTCTACAACATAGACCTGTTCCCAGGTCTTGACCGATGACGTACCAGGACTCCGCGTTCGGCTGGATTAACGACTATGTCGGCGTCCCGTTCGCGCCGAACGGACGGACGCGCGCCGGTTGGGATTGTTGGGGCCTGGTCGCCGCGGTCTATCGCGAGCAACGCGGCGTCGCTTTGCCGGACTGGTCGACGGATCCGCCGGCGACGTTGGCGGACCAGGTCCGCGCCCTGGCCGCCGGCCTGGCGGACGCGGTCGACGGCGAGAAGGCAAAGCAACTCGAGCGGCCGGAGCCGTGGGCGCTCGCCCTGGTCCCGCGTCAACGTCAACCGTTTCACGCCGGAGTCGTCCTGGGCGCCGGCGTCCTACATGCCGGCGACCGCACCGCGGGAACGGTTTACGATTCGCTAACGCGGTTTCGGCTCATGTATCCCGGCGCGACGTGGTGGCAATGGCTCGGTTAATGTTCCTTCGCAATCCGCTGTCGCTGCGAGCTCGGCAGATGGTGGAGCTCGAGCCGGGCGAGTCGCCTATCAATTGGTTGACGCGGCACTATCCCGGCGGATGCGGCGGGAGCGTCCGCTATTTCGTCAACGGCCAGGAATTAGACCTAGACGACCTAGACCGCGTTCCGGAGGACGGCGACCTAGTCACGCTCGCCGTGATGCCGGCCGTCCCTATGGCCGTCCTGATTCCGATTCTGATTACGGCGCTAATCACGGCGGTCATATCCGTAGGGCTGTCGCTCCTACTGTCCGCCATTTTCAAAAAGCCTGGCGCGCCGGCGTTCGCCCAAAGCGACCGGCCGAATCCATCAAGCGTCTATGGTGTCAATTTTCAACAGAACACCGCGCGCATAGGCGAGCCGGTCCCCGTCATCTATGGCCGCGTCTTGACGACGCCGGACTATGCGGCAACGCCGTATCTGTTCCACATGAACAATGACGAATATGCGGACATCCTATTGACCATTTCCGCCGGAGAGGTCGACGTCCACCGGATCCTGATAGGCGACTCGGACGTCGCGCAGATGGATCCGCTCGCCGTGCAATACAAAGTGATCCCGGCGAGCGTCCATCTGCAAACCGGCGGAAACCTAGGATTCCATCCGGAGCCTAGCGCCTACGCTTTCGTCGAAAATATGGTGACGTCGCCGGAAGTGTCGCAACAGACGATGGAACAGGCCGGCGACTCGGCCGGCTATTTCCGGCTATCCAAGACCGGCATTGTAGGGCGGTTCATTCAGATCGATTGCGTATGGCCGTCCGGCCTGTATGCGATGAATACGTTTGGCAACGTCACCGAAACCATATGCGAATTCCATGTCTTGATTCAGGAAGTAGACGCGGCCGGAAATCCTATAGGCACCGTTCAAGACAACGCGATTTTTGAGACTACAAACAGTGTGACGCCGTGGCGCCGGTCCTTCTATTTCGACGCCGGCAAGTCCGGCCTATGGCAAGTCCGGATGATTCGCTACGCGCCGGCGCATACGGACGGGACCGTTATCAATTCGTACCAATGGACGGGCGCTCATTTGATGGCGGATCAACCCGCCGGCCGCGTCTATGGCGACGTTACGCTACTCGCCGTCCGCATAAAGGCGGACCGCGGAATCTCCGGAGCGGCACAACAGGAAATCCGAGTCGATTGTACGCGCCGGCTCCCGGTCCTGGGCGCCGGCGCCCTGGTCGCGACCGCGTCGCCGGCCGATGCGTTTGTCGACATAGTAACCAACGCCGCATACGGCGCACGGCGGCCGTTGCTCGAGGTCGACACCGACCGACTCGCCGCGCTCGCCGCCTATTGGGGCGAGGGCTACGAATTCAACGCGGTCTATTCCGGGCGCGTGACGGTATGGGAGGCGTTGACGCAATGCGTCCAGGTTGTCGCCGCGTCGCCGCTCCCGATAGGGTCGCTTATGTCCGTCGCCCAGGACGGGCCGAAGCCGGCGCGGACCATGCTCTTTAGCGAACAAAATATCGGCGCCAAATCTTTCCAGCTCTCCTATCAATTCGACACGGAGGGAACGCATGACGGCGTCCAGGTCGAATATCGCGAGCCTACAAATTTCGCGCCGGCGTTCGTCCTATGGCCGGCTAACGCGACGGATCCCGACCGCGTAAACCTATTCGGCTGCACGAACCGCGGACGCGCGCTCGAAATGGCAAAGCTCATATGGAACCGCTCGCGCAAGCTCCGGCGTTCGGTCGAATTCTCGACGGAGCTCGAGGGCCTGATTCCGTTCCTGGGCGACCATGTCGCCGTTGGTCATACGTTGCCGGCGTGGGGGATTAGCGGATTCGTCGCCCAGGTCGCCGGCGCCCTGCTAACGCTAGACCGCGTCCTCCCGTGGGATGACGTCCCGGGCCCCTGGGTGATGGTCTTTCGCGACCAGGACGGAGGCATAAGCGACCAGGTCCAGGTCGACCGCGGGCCGGAGGACTGGCAAGCGGTCCTGAGCGCGGATCCCTGGGCGGCCGGCGGCGCCTGGCACGTTGGCGAACGGCAGGAGTCGACTCACTACTCATGGGGCGCCGGATCCGCCGTTGTTAAGGACTTCATTCTTACGGCGATAACGCCGAAGGGGACGACGAAAAACGGCGGCGCCATCGTAGGACTCGGCGGCGTCATCTATGACCCGTCTGTGTATGTCGATACGCTCGCCTTTCTCGCAAACCCGGTCCCGTAGCATGGCAACCGTCTATCCCGCACAATTCCAGGCCGCCCAGGTCATGCCCTATCAGGTCGCCGTTGACATGGGCGTATTGCGAACGCCGATGGACTCGGGCTACGCGCGCCAACGCCGACTCTATCGGACCATGCCCCACAATTTCGCGCTTGAGTTCGTAATGCCGGCGCTCGAGCTCGGCTCCTGGCAATCCTGGGTCAATCAGTTTGCCTATGACTATTTCGAAATGCCGTTGCTCGAGTCGATGTGGAGCGGCGCCGCCGGCGCCGTCGCGTCCGTCCATTCGATTCGGTTCATATCCGACCTATCCATTGAAAACGTCGTGTATGGGACCGTCCGCGTTAAGGTCGCCGCGGAGCTCGACCCGAACCAGGCGGCGCTATCGGGCCCCGTGGTTCCAACGTTCCAATGGATTGCCGGCGGAACCGCGGCGGATCCCGCGTCGCCGGACCTGGTAGAACCTGGCGCGCCGCCGGCCGCGGACAGTGTCATCGCCGGCACGCCGCGCAGTCCCGCCGCCATTGTGGGCGTCTAGGGGGAAAGCATGACCGATACCTTTGCACGGATGCGCCAACTTGTAGGCACCGCGGCCGAATGGGTCGCTAACGACCTGGTCCTAGGGCGCGGCGAGCTCGCCGTTGAATTAGTCGACCCGGGCAAATTCAAGATGAAGGCGGGCGACGGCGTCCTACGCTTCTCGCAACTCCCCTACATGGTAGGCGCTTTCGACTATGTCCCCGTGAACAAGGCGGGCGACTCGGACGTTGGGCCTATCGCGATAGGCGGACCGAATCTCTATGACGATCCCGGCGCCTATCCCCTGAGCGTCACCGGCAACCTAGTCACGGGCGACCTGACACCGGGCGCGGTCGCCGGTTGGGAGATTGTCGCCGGCGTCGCGGATTTTTTCGCCTATGCCTACGATGACCAAGGCGACGGCAACGGCGCCTATGTCGACATAGGATTTTACTACGGCGGCAATACCTGGCGCGGTCTAACGCAATACGCGAACGGTCATATGAGATTCGGCGGGCTCGCCGCCCCGCAGGCGCCGCCGGCAACGCCGTTTGATTTTGCCGGCCTGGTCGCCGCGGACCTGCCGCTCCCTAACGAAATCTCCCGAACGGTCCCGACTACGGCATGGGTCGCGGCGCGCATATCCGACATCATTACGGGCCTGATTTATCAGGGCGCATGGAACGCGGCGACGAACGTCCCGCACCTGGTAGACGGCGGAGGCACGCCTACGCCGGCTCGCGGCTGGTACTATCAAGTGAACGTCGCCGGCTCCACGATGATTGACGGGAACGGTCCCTGGGCAATTGGCGACATGGCCGTATTTAACGGCGTCGCCTGGCAACGAATCCCGCGCGTTATAGACCCGTCGCAAATCGTGATCGGCCTAGGCTACACGCCGGCGAACAAGGCGGGCGATACGTTCACCGGGCCCGTGACGGTTCCGCTTCTGACAGTCTCCGCGGCCGCAAATCCGGGCATGTTGCTTTATGCGTCCGGCAATGCGGCGAACAAAAAACGATGGCGGCAAATTCTAGATGGCTCCGGAAATCTCGTTTCCTATTCGGAAAGCGACGCGGGCGGGAATACCGGATCCGTAAGTGTTTCGTCCGCCGGCGACGTTACGGCGACCGGCTACGACAACGTTGTGGGCGCGTCCTATGTCTATGCCTACTCCGGCGTTAGCGCGATTATCCGGACGACAAGCCTAAGCGACGAACAATACCGTCCGGCGTTCCTGTCTATCTGGCGCAACGGCGCCGCTGGTGGCGGTATCACGCTTTCAGACTTCACCGTAGGACACTTGCGAGTCGAGGGCTTAGGGTCGACCGGCGGTTATGCCTATTACGGCGGATGGAATTTCGACGTCCGCGGGCCGAACAAGCCGACCGGCGGAATCACGGACGCGGCGCTATACCTTAACGATGGAGCCGGCGGAAACCCCGCCGTCCTGGCCGCTCATGGCGATACGCGCTTACTCGAGGCGTTCGCGACGCCGCCGCAAACCATAGGCGACAACTATCTAGCAACCGCGGGCTTTGTCCGCCAATTGCGCGCCAGGGGAATCGTTGGGCAAATCATAGACTTTGCCGGACCTGTCGCGAACATTCCGGCCGGATATGTGGAGTGCAACGGCCAGGCGCTCGCGCGGACCGGCACCTATGCGGCGCTGTTCGCCGTGATCGGAACCACCTGGGGGATAGGCGACGGCACGACAACGTTCAACGTTCCGGACTTGAACGGGCGCGCGACCATTGGACGGGACGCCGCCGGCGCGCGCGTATCAATTTTTGACGCGACCGCACCGGGCAAGGTTGGCGGCAATCAAAACTTGCAAGCCCACACGCATACCGTGACGTCATCCATAAGCGCGGGCTCCGGCGGAGGATCCGGAATCCAGGTTGTTAGCGGCTCCACCGTCACCGGCTCCACCGGCACCGGCGCCGCTCAGAACATGCCCCCGGCCGCCGTTGTCCTGAAATTGATAGCGACCGGAGTCGCCGTTCAATTGGCGACGCGCGAAGGCGACCCGCCGGAGCCGCTATATCGTGGCTATCCAAATCCGGAGGATTACGAAACCCCGGGCCCGTGGAATCCGCCCCCCCCGCTCCAATGACGGACGGACCGCGGCCGCCGTTTGATCCGCTCCGCGCGTCCTTTTACCTGGTCGCCGGCGTCCTGGTCTTTCAATGCGTCTATGTCGCCGTTGGCGGCGTCGCCTGTCTCTACTGGTCCGGCGAAATCATCGCCGGCCGGTTCTCATGCGAGTCCCTGTCGACGCGCCTATCCGATTTGCTGACCGGCGCGCTCGCCGCGGCGTTGGGCTTCGCCGGCGGATACTGGCGCAAGTGACGACGCCGCGGACCTGGTCCGCCGTCCGCGCATGGCGGGCGTTTTGACGCTTTGCGGTTCGTCAATGTGCGCGCTTGCGATTAGTCAAAAAAAGAGTCCGGCGGAACAAAGTAGGTTGTCCCGCCGGACTTACGAAAACCGGCGGCCGCGCTTGGAACGCGGACCGCTCGGCCCCCTCTAACCAATAGGGACTCGTGGGAGACTGAGTCGCAATGGCGAACGGACGAAATCCCATATCGCCGGCGCCGTCAATATCCCCAAAATAGTCCACCGTCCGCGGTATGTTCGCGGGAAAGGCGGGCGCAAAAAACCGGCGGCCGCGGCGGTTTTGACACTGGACAAGACTCGCAACTCTAATTGCGGCGGTTCATAGTCGCTGACATGGTTCGCAAGATGACCCACAAAAAGACGTCCCGCCCCCGCCCCCGGCGCCCCCGTATCGTCCAGGCGGTTCTAGATGCCTACGGATCCGCGGCCGCGGCCGCGGCTGCGTTCAAGGTTTCGCGGCAAGCAATCCAGAAATGGCGCTATGTCCCGGCGGAATATGCGCTGGCAATCGAGGCGTACACCGGCGGCCGGATCCGGGCGCATGACGTCGCGCCTAAAGCCTATCCGAAATGGCTGCACACCTGGCCGCGGCCGGCGGCCGATACGGCGAACGGCGCCGCGGCTCGAGCTCCGGCGCCACCGGCGGCGCCGCCGTGATCCGCGACGCGCTCCTAGACGTCGCCGGCGCCGTCCTGGCGCTTGTCCTATTGCCGGCGGCGCTTTCGAGCTCCGCGGCCGGCGCCTGGCGCCTGTCTTTGACAATTCTCAATCAGATTCGAATTCGGCCTGGACTCCGCGACCAGGTCGACCGGCGCCCCCTCTTTGCCGCGCCATCCGCGCGACACGCCGGCAAACAAAAAACGCCGCGGCTCGAGGTTCCACCATGTCTATTGACGCGCTTGCCTGGGCGTTTGACGCGCCGCTAACCGGTCCCAAAAAGGCTATTTTGGTCGCGCTCGCATGGCGCGCCAATTGGGAGAAGCACGGCGGCGATGACATATGCTTTCCAGGCTGGTCACAGCTAACCGCGGACTCCGGGGTCAAACGGCGCGCCCTGGCGGCGAACCTGGCGGCGCTCGAGCTCGCCGGCTATGTCCGCATTAACCGCGACGCCGGCCGCGGCAATACCTACCATTTGCAGACGCCGCTAGGCTTCTGGTCGACTGAACGCATAGACCGATACGGGGCAGACGGCGCGCCCCTGGGCGCCCCTGGGTCGCCGTCCATGACCGGTGCACCAGGCGCACCGGTGCACGACGCGCACCAGGGCACCAGGCGCACCGGTGCGGCAGATGCACCGGTGCACGACGCGCACCAGGGCACCAGGCGCACGGGACCGGTGCACCAGGCGCACCGACCGGTGCACGACGCGCACCCGAATCTTAAGAATCTAAAACTAAAGTTAATTCATGAGTCGGACGTCGCACCGGTGCGCCTGGTGCACCGGCCGAAACATCCCGGCGACAAGGCAGCGGCGGACCTGAAAGCCGCGACGGACAGGCGAGCGGCGACGGATGCAGAGGAAATCGGCTCATGGCTAAAGGCAAACGGCATCCGGCACTAGACCAGGCGGACGGCGCGCCAGGGCGCGCCGGAGTCTAGGTTCTCTCGAGGCGATAGCGGACGGCGCGCACGGCGCGCCGGAGTCTAGGATCCCGAATAGTGGAGTGCGGAACATGTCTAGGATTGTCTCTTTCGACGCCGCGCTCGAGGCTAGGCAAGGGAAGAGTCGAGTCCGCTCGCTCTATTTCACCCCGGCATGGAGCAACCTACGGAATAGGCACCTAAGCCGGCACCCCGATTGCGTATGGTGCGGAGCTCGAGGGCCGAAGCGGATGCATGTCGACCATAAGCAAAAGCTAAGGGACCGGCCGGACCTGGCGCTAGATCCGGCGAACCTTCAAACCCTATGCGCGCGCTGTCACAACGAAGCGAAGCAACGGCATGAGCTCGACCAGGGCAACCCATTGTCCGGAGGCGTGGACGTAGCAGGCAATCCGACCGGCGCCGGACACCCCTGGAATAAGCCGGCGCCCCGTGGGGGAGCTCCCATGAGGGGGGGGGATAGGTCAAAGTCCAGGGATGGCGCCTGACCGGCTGCCAACATTTACTTAAACGTGAGGACGAAATTTAACGTCCTAATTTTTTTTCCGGCCGGATGAAATCGAAACCATGACCGCGCGGAAACCTAAGTTGCGGCGGACGCAAACCCATACCACAACCGGCCTGCAACGGGACTTGCATCGCGCGGCAACTAAGGTTGACGCCTATCCGAAATGGCCGGACCTGGTCGATAAGCCGGAGGTTCCGCGCGACCGCAAGCGCGCGCTGCAATGGTTCGCGGACCTGGTCCTCCGGCGGATCCCTGAAAACTGGCAACCCGGCGACGCGGGACACCTGGCGCAATACTGCGTCGCGCGCGTCAACGTTGGGCGCGCGATGCAATCGGGCGACTCGACGGAGGCGACCAAATGGCAAAGCATCGCCGCGAAGCTATCGCGACAACTAGGACTCAACGCGGCGCCTACGGATCCCAGGCTAGAGCGCAATGCCGCGATGGCTCGAGCGGCGCAATCGGACCAACTCGCCGCGGCGGTCGATGAGCTCGGGCTACTGGCAACGCCGGCGCACCCCGCGCAATATAAAAATTAGGAGGAGTCGCCCATGCTGTATGTCGCTTATGCGCTCCTGTTCGTGGCGGCGCTCGCCTGTATCAATTGGTTTAGCGCGGTCTATCCGCGTCGACCGTATCGCTCGCGATGGGACTCCGAGTCGTATGACGTTACGCTTTCGGCGCTGGTCGCCGTTGGCGCGTTCGCGGCGTCGCTGTTCGTCCTGGTATGGAAGGCGCTCGGGCTATGAAGCTGGTCCTAGAAAGTACGGAAGTCATTTACGACCTGGGCGCCGGACAACTGGCGCGACTCTGGACGGGCTACACGAGCGGCGGAATCGCTGTTCAATGTATGGTGATGGGAATCGCCGTTAAGCGCGACGCCGATCAACGGCCATTCGAGCGCGAGCTAATCGAAACTGGCAACATTACCGGACCGGACCGGCGGGCGTTCGGATGACCGATGACCTAGACCCGCGCGACGCGCTCGAGCTCGCGGACCAGGTCGCGCCGCTGTTCGCCGGCAAAGGGCCGGCCGTCCAGGGCGCCGCGCTGGCCTGCCTTCTGTCGCTATGGCTCGCCGGACACCCCAAAGAGATTCGCGAGGATTTGATACGGATGCACCTGGAACGAGTCCGCGAGCTCGTTCCGCTTGACGCTAAAGCATTGGGGACGGACGCATGAAATCTCACATCGAAGGCATGTCAGAGGCACAAGAAGTAGCGAAGCGGCTGCGCGAAATCGGCGCAATCTCCGCGAATTGGGCGATGACCGACGAAGCTGAAATCCGTCGCACCTGCCGCAAAGCCGCTGACACCATCGAGCGGCAGATAAAGGCACTGGCGGAGGCGCTGAAAGCATTGGGGACGGACGCATGACCTTTCATCAACGCGCGCACAAAAAAGCCAATGGATCGACGGCAAACAAATATGGACACCTAATGTCGCCGCGGCTGTCTGTCGGATTCGACCGCGGCACGTTTCACAAGCTGGCGAACATGGCGGCGAAACGCGGTATCCCGGCCGGCGCCGTTGTGCGCGAGGCGGTCGACGGATACCTAGAAAAAATCCTAGAACCGCAATTGCCGCTAGAACCACCGGGCGTCGCGCCGCTCGCGCCGGACGATGAACCGCCATTGCCCTTTGACGCTCCGCCGGCCGATGGCGCGACGGGCTACTAAGCGGCTCGAGCTCGAGGCGCCGCCCAGGCCGGCGGCGCCGCGGACCAGGGCGGAGCGCGTTATTGCGTTTATCGAGCGGTATTGCCGCGTCCCTGAGGGCGCCCTAGTAGGCAAGCCGCTACGGCTCGCGCCTTTTCAAAAAGATTTTATCTTCGCGGTCTATGACAATCCGCACGCGACGACTCGGCGCGCGCTCCTGAGCATGGCGCGCAAAAATGGAAAGACCGGACTCATTGCCGCGCTATTGCTCGCCCATATCGCGGGCCCCGTCGCCGTCCAGAATTCGCAAATAGTTTCCGGCGCCCTGTCGCGCGACCAGGCCGCGCTAGTGTTCAACCTGGCGCGCAAGATGGTCGACCTAGATCCGACATTGTCCGCGCTCTGTCGCATAGTCCCGTCCGGAAAGCGGATCATTGGCCTAAGCGCCAACGCCGAATATCACGCGCTATCGGCCGATGCCGGCACCGCGCACGGGCTGTCGCCGGTCCTGGCGATATTGGACGAAGTTGGGCAGATACGCGGCGCGACGTCCGATTTTGTCGACGCGATAACGACCGCGCAGGGCGCCTACGAGTCGCCGTTGCTCATTGCAATTTCGACTAGCTCGCCTAGTGACTCGGACCTGTTCTCACTATGGCTAGACGACGCGACGCGCAGCGGCGACGCCGCGACCGTGATCCGCGAATATGTGGCGCCGAAGGACTGCGAGCTCCTAGACCGCGCCGCCTGGGCGGCCGCAAACCCGGCGCTCGGCTCATTCCGCTCGGAGGCGGATATAGAATTCCAGGCGCGCGAGGCGTTGCGCCTGCCGGCGCGCGAGGCGTCCTTCCGGAACCTGATTCTAAATCAGCGCATAGCGCGCGAGTCGCTGTTCATTGCCCCTACCATCTGGCGCGAAAACGGCGGCGCGCCGGACCTGGACGTTATCCGCAACGGGCCGGCGGTCCTGGCGCTAGACCTGTCGACCAGGGCGGACTTGACGGCGGCCGTAGTGGCGGCGCGCGACGAGTCGAACGTTGTCCATTTGCTCCCCTGGACGTTCACGCCGTCCGAAGGGCTCGAGGAACGCGGCCGGCGCGACCGGGCGCCGTATGCCCAATGGGTCCGCGACGGACACCTAATCGCGCTCCCCGGTTCGGCAATCGAATATGACCAGGTCGCCGCCTATCTCCGCGACGCGCTGGCGGAGCTCGGCATAGATCCGACCGCGATAGCGTTTGACCGTTGGCGGATAGACCATTTCAAACGCGCCGCGGTCGACGCCGGCCTGGCGCCGTCCGCCGTATGGAAAGAAGTAGGGCAGGGCTTCAAGGATATGTCGCCCAGGCTCGAGGCGTTCGAGGGCCTGTTACTCGAGACACGGATCCGGCACGGCGCGCACCCGCTCTTAACGATGGCGGCCGCGAACGCTATCGCGGTTTCGGATCCCGCCGGCAATCGCAAGCTAGACAAGCAAAAGGGGACGCTCAGAATTGATCCGCTCGTGGCGGCCGTGATGGCGGCGTTTGAAGTTTCGGACGGGCAGGGCGCCGCCTTTGACGTCGCCGCCTGGATTGCATGACGGAGGACTCGGTATGTCGCTTCTAACCGTTGCCCTGGTGCTCGCCGTCGCCGCGTTCGTTTGTGCGGTCGCCGCCGCGCTAGGCCATGCCCCGCTATGGGTCGCCGTGATCCTGCTATGCGTGGCGGACCTGGTCCGCGCCCTGCCTATCAAATGACGCGCCGCGCGGCGCCAAGGATCCCGGCACAACCTTGGCGCCCAGGCCGGCGGCCGGCGAGCTCGCCGCCAAGGATCCCGGCGGACGCTCGGCATAGAACCGGAATAATTCGGGCGGGATTTGCAAGCGGCAACCTACGTTGACAGAGTCGGAAACGAGTCTATTTAGGATCCTGGGCGGCCGTCCTGGTCGCATGGTGGCGCGATGGTTCAAAAAGTGAACGGCGGCGGACTGGTGGCGGATGACGTCCTACGGGCGACGCTCCGGGCGATGCCGATAGATCAACGGGCCGAAACCATTGTCGCGATTTTCCGCGTCATTAGCGGCGAGTTCGCCGCGATGGTGCTCGAGCATACGAAGCCGGCGGCGCCGAAAAAGCCGCGGCGCTCGAGCCCCGTCCGGCGGATCCGGCGCCGGTCTTGACCTGTTCCGCGCTCTCTGTGGCGCTGGCGCTGTCATGGTGTGGGACCGTGGCGGACCAGGCGCCCCCGCCGGCGGCCGTTGCCAGGGCGGCGCCGGCGGTTCCCCTGGTCGACCGCGTCCGTTGTCCTGAGCTCCTGGCCGGACCGGCGGACACCGCGGCGCGCCGGCGCGACCTGTGGGCCTGCGAGCATCGCCGGCGTTAAGATTCTCGCCCAGGTTAGAGGGCGCCCAGGTCACGGAATCTTGACACGCAAAAACCACAAAACTTGACAGGACATAGCTAGGGATGGTCTAGCGGGACCGGCGAACCTACCAGGGCTCGCCGGTTTCGCCGTTTGCGTGGGGAAGTTTCCATGCTGGTTCGGGCCTGGTCGACCCTAGAAATTAAAGCCGTCGACCGGAAAAGCCGGACAATTCAAGGCATTGCGTCGACTATCTCAACGGACCGCATGGGCGACGTTGTGGAGCCGAAGGGCGCGACCTATTCGCTCCCGTTGCCGCTCCTGTCGCAGCACCGGACGGACAAGCCTATCGGTCATGTCATCGCCGCGCGGCCGTCATCGACACAGATTGAAATATCCGCCCAGGTCCCGACCGGAACCGGGCTCGCCTACGTCGAAGAGTCCTGGTCGCAAATCGACTCGGGCCTGGTCCGCGGGCTGTCGATAGGATTCAAGCCGCTCGAATATGAGGCGATACGCGACGCGAACGGCGACCGCACCGGCGGCGTCCGCTTCAAGAAATGGCAATGGCTCGAGCTCTCCGCCGTGACGATACCGGCGAACGCCGACTCGAACATTTCGACCGTAAAGCTATTCGACCCGTGGGGAGCCTGGGCGGCGCGCCCTGGTCAAGATCCCTGGTCGCTCGCCGGCGAGCTCGCCGGCACCCCCCCGCCCAGGTTGGGCCTAGAAGCAAACGCCGTTCAACGCCGCGCGGCGGCCGCCATAGTCCAGGCTCGCCGCGTCGCGTTTAGGAAACTTTCGCCATGACACTTTCCGACCGTATCAAAGCGACGCTTAAGGCACTGTCCGACCGTCGCGAACAACTCGAGGCGCTAACCGTCAAGCTCGCGGAGGCGCCGGCGGACGATACGATTCTCGCCCAGGTCGACACGCTATCCGCCGAAATCGAAGCCGAAACGAAATCGCTCGAGAGTCTGCAACGCGCCGAAAAGGCGCTCGCCGCTCGAGCTCAACCGCTCGAGGGCGACCAGGGCGGCGCCGCCGGCGGCCGCGGTCCGCTGGTTCTCAACCTGGGCAACCGCGAAAAGGGGAGTCTCGAGCTCCTGGTTCGCGGCGCCGTGGTCGCGGTCGAATCGTTCCATACGCGCCGGCCGCTCGCGGAGGTCATGCGCGAACGCTACGGCGACGCGGGCGAGGCGACTCGGATCATTGTCGGCATGGTGACGAAGGCGCCGACAAATCCCGCCATGTCGAATGTGGCGGGCTATGCCGCGGAGCTCGTACAGCAAACCTACGCCGCGTTTATGAACGCGCTAACCGGACCGGCCGCGGTCCCGGCGGTTCCCTGGACGTCTGTAGGCACGTTCGACTCGGGCGCGCCGATTGTGATTCCCTATCGCGCGCAACGGTCCGCGTTCCCGGCAAACTTTGACGGCGCGTTCCGCCGTGAAGGCGACCCGATTCGAGTCGGCACGCTCGGCACGAATTCAAAGACGATGGGGCCCTATTCGATGGGCGTCATAGGGACGTTCACGAAAGAGCTATTCAAGCGGTCGACTCCCAATATCGAGGCCGTCATCCGGCAAGCGATTCTGGACGATACCGCGGAGGCGCTTGATGGCTATGTGTTCGGCAATAGCGCGGCCGTTGTCGGCGTCCGTCCGCCTGGCCTGACAAACGGGCTCGCCGGCGGCGACACGCGCGCGAGCTCCGGCGCGCGATGGGACCAAATCAATTACGATTTACAGTCCATGCTTATCGCGATGTACGTCACGCACCGACTCGGAAAAAATCCGGTGTGGGTGATGAACACCGCTAACAAAATGGCGCTAGTCGACATTGCGAATCCGATGGGCGTCTATGCGTTCCGCGAGGAAGTGAACGCCGGCAAGTTGAAGGGACTCCCGATTGCCGCGTCAATGAACATTGACCCGACTCAGGTTCTACTAGTCGACGGCGGCTCTATCCCGTTCGCCGGCGGCGTCCCGGTCTTTGAAGGATCCGACCAGGCGACGCTACACGAAGAGTCGCAAACGCCGTTGCCTATCGGATCCGCCGGAGCTCCGGCGACCATCGCGGCGCCGGCGCGTTCGCTATTCCAGACGAATAGCGCGGCAATCAAAACCGTTTGGGAAATCTCCTGGCTGCAACTCTACGCCGGCGCCGTCCAGCAATTGACCGGCGTTGCCTGGCATCCCGCGACGCCGCCGACCGTCCTAGCGGCGGACGGCGGACCGGCCGCCGGACGCGAGGCGCCGCCGCCGCCGGCTCGAGGCGGACCAGGCGGACGCGCGAGCTAAGACCGAAACGCGCGAGCTCGAGCGGATCCGCGCTCGAGCTCGCCGGCGAGGGGAAGGCATGGGCGTAGTAGATCGTTTAACGACATGGTGGCGCGGCGGCGCTCTAAAGGACGCCGCGGCCGAAGGATCCGCGCGGCAATCCTGGGCGGTTTCGGAATGGGGCTCGCCCTTCTCGATTCAATTTGGCGACGGGTTCCAACGCAACCTAGCCTTTGTCGACTCCCACAATGCGCGCCACGTTGCGACCGCTTACGCTTGCGTGATGGCTGCGGCGCGCGCCGGCTCGCAATGCTACGCCGCGCACAAATACGTCAACCCGCAAACCCGCAAACATGAAACGGTCTTGACGTCGCCCTTTGCCTTTTTGCTGCGGGCGCCGAACGACTACGAAACGTTTAACCAGTTCATATTTAACGTCATCGCCGCCATAGGATTCGATGGCGAGTGTATCGTGATGATTGTGCGCGACGCTCGAGGCGCGCCGGCGGCGTTGCACCGGATCCCGCGCGGTTCGGCTATGGCGCGAGTCGAGCCGGAGTCCGGCGCTATCTTCTATTCAATAGGCGCGGATCCGCTGGCGCTCGAGGGCCCCGCGGGCGCCGTCCTGGCGCCGGCGCGCGACGTCATACACTTTCGGCAATACACGCCGCGGCACCCCCTGATAGGCGAGTCGCCCATTGCCGCGGCCGCGCTCGCGCTCGGCATCAACGTTGCGCTATCGCAAACGCAAGCCGCGTTTTTTGAGAACATGGCGCGTCCGTCCGGCATCCTGTCGACCGACCAGGCGCTAAACAAAGACCAGATGACGAAGCTACGCGAGGCGTTCAAAGAGCAAAGCGTAGGCTGGTCGCGCGGCGAGATTCCTATCCTGGCGAACGGTCTAAAGTTTCAACCGCTCGCCGTGAATTCCGTAGACGCGGAGCTAATCAATTCGCAACGCATGAGCGTAGAGGAAATCGCGCGCGCGTTCGGCGTCCCGCTGCCTATCATTGGCGACCTGTCTAAAGCGACGATGAACAATACGGAGCAATTGATAAACCTATGGCTATCCATGTCGCTCGGCTCGACGCTCGAGAACATAGAGCGGTCTTTTGATAAGGCGTTTGGATTCGGACCGGCCGACTATGTGGAGCTCGACACGGACGCTCTACTCCGCACGGACACGCTGGCGCGGATCGAAGCCAAGACGAAGGGAATCCAGGGCGGACTATTCACGCTAAACGAAGCGCGCGAGTCCGAAGGGCTAGACCCTAAGGGCGCGGCCGGCGATGAACCGCTACTGCAATCGCAAATGACTCCGCTTTCGAAGCTAGGCCAGGCGCCGCCGGCGCCGCCCCCTGGTCCGCCTGGTCCGCCCCCTGGTAACGACACGCCGCCGGCGCCGCCGGCAAAGGCGTTTGACGGCGCCCTAGCGGCGTCCCTGGTCCGGCAATCCATAACCGCACGCATGGCGGCCGCGCATGTTCCCTGAGCAAGCCCTAGCGGCGGCGCTCGAGCCGCTGGTTAATGACCTGGTCGCGGTCAAGCTCGAGCTCGCCGCGCTCCGCGCCGCCGCACCGTCGCCGGCGTCCCTGGTCGCGCCGGCCTGGGCGCCTGGCGTCTATCGAGCCGGCCGCCTAGTGACTCATTTCATGGGGCAACTATTCGAGGCGGCCGCCGATACCGCGGAGGAACCGGGCGCCGGCGAGCAATGGCGCCGCCTGGGCACCGGCGGTTTCCGGCACCGCGGAGTCTATGACGCCGCGGCCGCCTACCAGGCCGGCGACCTATACGCGCGCGATGGGTCGACGTTCCTGCACGATGGCGCGCGCGCCTATCTCCTGGCCTGGCGCGGCGAGAAGGGCGGCCGCGGCGAGCCTGGCCTATCGGGCAAGGCGGGCCTGATCGGTCCGCAAGGGCCTACGGGCCCCGCCGGAGCTCGAGGCGAGGGCGGGCCCCGCGGTCCCGCCGGCAAGCGCGGCGCGTCCCTGGCGCGGCTGGACGTCCGCGACGGCGGCCGCGACCTGGTCGCCGTGCTGGACGATGGCGCGGAGCTCCCCGTTGCGCTGGCGATAGGCGGGCCGGCATGACGGACCAGGACACGAACGGCCAGGCGGTCGACCAGGTCGACCAGGACACGAACGGCCAGGCGGTCGCCCAGGCGGTCGACGCCGCCCAGGTCCGGCGAGCTCGAGCCGAACCGCGCGGCGTGCTGTCCGACATGCTGCCGGATTTTCTCGCCTGGTTAGGCGTCAAGCCGGACGATCCGGACTATGCGGCGAAACAAGCCGCGGCCGCGGCCGCGCTGTTCCTGGGCTTTACCGCTTTCGAAACCTACCTAGACCGCGACCTGGCCTATACCGCGGCGAGCGTCGAAACGTTCCTAGGGCCGTTGTCGCGCGTCAATCTCCGGCGCTATCCGCTCGAGCAAGTGTCCTTTGTGACGGTCGACGGCATGGCGATAGACGCGACGGCATGGCGCGCGAACCTACGCGCCGGCGTGGTCTATGTCGGAACGCCGCCCGGCGCCGCGCTCGAGGTCACAAGCGACGGCGGATACAGCGAGCTCCCGGGCGATTTGCAATATGCGCTGTGGCTAGTCGCCGGCGGGCTTTATCCGTCCATGCTGGCGGGCTCGAGCGCGGCGCTAATCGGCGCCCCTATCGCGCGCGTATCAATTCCGGACGTAGGCACGATTGAATATGCGACGCCAGGAACCGCGGGCGGCGCCGGCTCCGCGCAACTGTTCGGACCGATGGCGCCGTCTATGACGATGATCCTAGACCGCTACCGCGCCGAGTCGGCCGTAGGGGCGGGCTAGTGGATTACATGCTCCCCGTTGCGTCCCTGGCCGCCGCCTATAGCGCGACGCTCCGGCGTATGGGCGGGCCGGCAACGTTCGTCCCTGTCGCCGGCGGCGCGAGTGTCGACCTAATCGCGGGCTTCTCGAGCGTCGCGCCTACGGACGCCGAAGTTGTGAACGCCTACGGCATAGGCGCGAAAATCATAACCGTGCTCGCGGTCGACCTGGGCACGGCGCCGGACAAATTCGACCGGATCCAGATGCACGGCGCGACCTATACCGTCGACACCTGGCAACCCGTCTATATCGCCGGCGTGCTCGTAAGCTATCGCGGTTTCGTGCGAGGGCCGTCCGATGGATGAAGCCTATAAGCGCGACCTGGTCCGGCAATGGGCGGCGCTTTGCGCGACACCCTACGTCGACACGATCAACCGGCCGCCACCGGCGAACCTGGCGGAGCCGTGGTTCACGATTGTATTCGATACCGAGTCGACGGAGCTCGAGACTTACGCCGGCGCGACGCTCGAGCGCGGACTCGTGGACGTTGTATTCGCCGGCGCGCCAGGCACCGGCGACTCGAGCCTATTGCAAGCCGCGGCCGCGGACGTCGACACGCTCCTAGCGCAAAGCGACCCTAACGGGCGCCTGGTTCTCGAGCTCGCCCAGGCGCCGGCGGAGTCCACAAATGGAACGGCGGACCATAGTTACCGCGTGATGATCGGAATCAATTACACATACCGAAACCCGTAGGAGGGCCCCGACAATGACGACCGCGACCAGCACAAAGGGAACGTTGATTCACATGGGGAAGGCGGGCGCCATGCCGGCGGCCCTAGTCCCGACCGCGATAACGAAGGCAAAGCCGGCCGTTGTCTCCGTCGCGGATACGTCGACCATCAAGGCGGGCGACCTGGTCAAGTGTGACGTTACGGGGTTTCCGGAGCTCGACGGTAAATGGTTTGTTGCCGGCACCGTCGCCGTGGGGACGTTCGCGCTGGCCGGATCCGATACCACCGGCTCGAGCGGCGCGCTCGCGGCGTCGCCGTCGATTCACCACCTGGCCGACTCCGACCTGGCGAACCTGACAACTTGTCTGTCTGATATTGCGATGGCGCGCGAGGCGCCGGCGGCGATCGAGGCCGGCACCTATGCGGATCCGACCATGACCGTCACAAGCCAAGTAGTGAAGGCCGGCACGTTCGCCTTTAAGGGGCAGATTGACATAACGGATCCCGCGTATGCGGAGCTCCTGGCCGCGGAGAAAGACGGACTCGCGCGGCCGCTCAAAATTACGCTTGTCAATAACGGCGCCGTGATTGCCCCCGTTACCGTGGCGATGACGATGCAAGAAACGCCGCTGTCCGGCTCGCAAGCCTTCTCCGGCACGATGGTCATGGCGACCGCGCCGCGCCATCTGTTCTAGTAGGGAGGGCCGCGCATGTTCACGCGCTCCAAGTCCGTCACCGCGGACGGTTTCGAATTCGTGGTGAAGTCGCTAACGCTGGACGAGTCGGAGTCCTGGTTCGGAAGGACGCTCGAGCCGTTCGCGATGAATCGCGCGCTCTTGGCGCAAGCGGTCCTCTTTGAAGGCGAACCGCTAGGCGACCGAGTCGGGACACTATCCATCGCCGCGACGACGGCGCTCCTACCGGAAGTCCTGGCAATCAATGGACTCGACAATACGGCGGCGCCGGCGGCCGCGGTCGCGACGGCGGATCCGGCGCCGCTCGCGAACGGACACGCCGGCG